AAGCGCACCCTCTGAAGCGGAATCATTGAAAGCCTTGTTGATTGCGGGTTGCATAAAACGCGGGGCTTTTTGCAGGTGCTTCCAAAGTTTAAGATCGCTCTTTGGTGTGTTTGGTGTTGACATGATCAAGCGGGCAAGTGATCGCTCTTTGTTGATGTTGATAAGATCGGCATGCCATTGGTTTACAGGTGTATCACTATCAAGCAATCCTTTCTCTTCGATGGTCACAGTACCACGTCCGGCAATTTGTACATTGCGTTTTTGTGATGACCATTGTACACCGCTTTCATTGACAAAGTTTTTAAGCAAAAATTCGGGTGCATTTGCATGCTCATCTCTTGCTTTTGGTGCTGATTGTGCTTCTTGAATCAAGCGTTGTGCGCGCTTAAGATCATCAAGCTGTTTTTCGAATTGACTTAATTTGTCGTTCGATGTTTTCTGATGCGTTTTGATCCCATCAAGGATGCTTTTGGCCTCAGCTACGAGTTTTTGATCACTCATTGGTTATCTCCATTTAGTAAAGACCGCAAAAAGTCGCGCTCTTGTGGGGTTAAAAAGTTCTTTTCCTTGTCGTCTTCGCTGTCCTCATCATGATATTTCTCTTCATCTTCATCATCTTTGGGCTTCATTGCGTCTTGTTCTATCTCTTCCTCATCCATATCCATTGCATCCTCTTCGGGCATTTCATGGCGGGCATACGTGACAATAATAACATCATCTTTCATCTCAACATCCAAGATATGTTTGAGGTTTGAGATCTTAAAATTACGGTTTTGCATATCATATCCTTTTGCGGCAACGGCATCACCGTTGGCGGGTATTGTAACGATTGAAACTTCGAGAAGCTCAGCGCGATCAAAATACTGACCGCTTTGACCATGTGCGGGGTGCGACTTTTCGAGCATGGATCTTGGTGTTGCATCAAGAGGATTAAACCCAACGCTCACAGCATTGAGAAATCCGGCTTTTGTTTTGCGCGCAACCTCAGCTGCTTGCGGATCATCCATATCAAACTCAACATCAACCATCAAACGACCATCGATAACCTCAACCTCACCCTTTCCGATTGGCAAAGCATTGGCATTGTGATTGAGCAAGATCACCGGATTCGCTCTAAACTTATCAAGATCCCAACCATTTTGATTGATGATGTCACCATATCGATCCGCGTTTGCAGTACTTGCGACAAAGGAAACAAGACCTTTTTGATCGCTATCACCGCGCAGAATCTGGCATTGTAAATTTTTCACATACATACGCACCTCATATATGTATATACATGATCATATAGGGTTTTGCAAGAATTACAAGTATTGTAAAAAATACAAGAAAATAAAAATAATTAAAAAAAAATAAAAATAATCCTTTACTTCTTTTGTGATTATGATATAATCATTTATATAAACAACAACCCAAACAAAAGAGGACAAACAAAATGTATGCGAAAACCATCACAATAACAAAAAACATGCTTGCAAAAATCGAATCCGGAGACATTAAAATAAAAAGCGGTCAATGGATTCAATATGCTTGGCTAGATAAAAAATCTCGTTTTGTTGGTGTCACAAATTCAAGATCTGTTTGGGCTGTGCATAGTAGGTACGGAAAATACAACACTCAATCACAATCAATTAAAAAGTTTCAATAACAACCAACCAAGCCCGCTTGTGCGGGCACAACCCCCAACAAGGACAACAACAATGAAAACAATACTTATAGAATGGAAAAGCGGATTGCGTCAAGTATTCACCGATACACATGAAAACCTTCTTGACCTCTTGGTTATGGAGATCGATCACATCGAAGAAGTGGAATACGTTGAGCATATCGACAAACGCAACAAGGTAAAACAGATTCGTGAAGCACTTGCACTCACACAACAACAATTTGCTGATAAGATCGGAGTATCGGCAACAACGATTATCCGATGGGAAAACAACACGCATGGTATCTCAGAAGAGAACCAACAAAAGATTGAGGAACTGATCAATGCTTGATATACTCGCATCATTCGCACAAAACGAATTCCGCACATTCTTGCTTATGATGTGCGCTATTCTCTCAGCTGGAACATATTATTATTTCTTTTGCATCATTATAGGAGATCCAATGCAACCAAAACTAAACGAAAGAACAGTACGTAAACTCATCAATTTGCATGGCCGCAAAAACACAGAAAAATATTTACAGAAGTATGGAAAAACGATAAGTAATTTTGTACGGTAATTTTTCCTTGTGCCCGCTCTTCATCTGACTTGTAAGAGCGGGTTTTTTTATTACAGAGGTATGACATGAGGAAAGATAAAAATTCCATTATGAAAATGTTAGGATCATCCAACCACAGCAAAGAGGATCGTGAGAGGTTTGATTTTTATGCAACGGATCCAGATAGCTTTGATCTGTTCTATGATCGCTTTCTTGCCGACAAAGAAACAATCAGCAATCATGTTTGGGAGTGCGCTTGTGGTGATGGATCATTATCAAAAGCATTGGCGGCAAGAGGTCACCATGTGTTTTCAACAGATTTGGTACAACGCAAGGATCAAGCATCTTGGTTGTTGGACTATACAAAAAACACCTTGATGTTTTGCGGTGATATATTGACCAATCCACCATACAAACACGCACAACGATTCATCGAGACATCTTTGCAATCTGTGCGCGATGGTAGCAAGGTTATTATGTTTCTTCGATTGCAGTTTCTCGAAGGACAAAAGCGATCCAAGCTATTCAAGAAATATCCGCCAAAATATATATATGTGCACACATCGAGACAAAACACACTCAAAAATAATGATCCTGTTTATAAATCAAGATCCTCAGCTGTATGTTTTGCGTGGTTTGTGTGGGTAAAGGGAACAAGAACGGAGCCGATCATTAGATGGATATAGAAAAAATTAATCTTTTTTCATTTATTTTTTATTGAGGTGTTGACAATATAATATAATCATGTCATAATAAAGAGGTAAGCAACAACAACTTACACAAACCCAAACCAAACAGGACAACAAAATGCAACTACCAAAAAATTATCAATACAGATACAACGAAGACGCAAGCGACTTCTCTGCCATTCATTATAATGAAGCACAAGAAATCGTTGTGCTTCAACACAAAGAGAAAGGCCAGTACTGGGTACCCAACAAAGGCACGATCCTCAAAACAACATACGTGATCCTTAAGCCGCAAGGCTTTCATGCTCTTGTTACGGAAGCACACATCGGAATTGAGCTTTTGCGCGGTCGGTTCTCCAACAGAACTCACATCCTTTCTTCGATTGAAACCGATGCGGTGAAGACAGCCATAGCTGAGCTTATTGCACAAGAAAAATAACACTCGACAAAACCAACAAGGCCGCGCAATGCGGCCTTTTTTATTTTCTTTTGAAAAATAGATCCTCACACGCTTCTTTCTTTTCACCTTCAAGACCTTTGCATGTATCTTGTATCTCTTTGGTGTTGGCAAGATTGCTGATTGATTCGCAATCGGTTTGTGAGGTTTGCGAATCGATGCCGCGTGTTTGCATCCGGCAAAACATCTCACGACACAAAAGAGCATCGTGCTTCTCAATAAACTCTTTGCCGCATGGCTCAACCAATAGATCAAGATCAATGAGTTTCTTTTGTACTTCCACTTGTTCTTTTGCGACTTGATCGCCACCAACCGCAACAACCTGTACATCATTTTTGTTGGCATTTTGTACAACCACAGTGCCACCAATACCAACCGCAATGCCAATGATCGCGGCAACAATAATCTCAACCATATTTAACCTCTTGTCAACCAAACCAAACAAAACAACACCACGCACAAAAATATCAAAACAATGTGATCATTCTCACCGGACCCAACCGGCAACACATAATGCGCCCAATACGGATATTTCATCTCAATCCTCTATAACTGCAACAATGGTGCATCGGCAATTTATATCCTCAGCGGCTTCACCAAAAGCTGCGGGGCTTGGTGCGGTTGCGCCCGTTGATTTTACAATAAAATCCTCATTTACTCCAACGGTTTGCCCATCAAGCTCAGCATGTGTATCTCTTACTTTATCGTCACGAGAGGATAGCCATTCTTTGCGGATGTTGATACCATTGGTGGCCGCTGTTTGATACGCTTGATCGGTTGCCATGTTCACTGCCTTTGTGCTTTCTGTTCGTGCAATAGTGCGCGATCTCTTGATACCAAAACTTGAATCGCTCTTGATTGTGCTTGCAATTTGATCAATTGAATCACCATTCAATAATCCATTCTCGACAATCTTCCTCACCTTCTTTGATGTTGTCCTTGTGATCTCCATTGTTGACTTGTCTATCTCTTTGATGGCAGCCTCACGCGATCCAAAAGTAAGATCAAGAGGTTTTGTTTTTCCGGCCATTGCATACACATCATCAAGCGCATCAGTACCGGATAACGTCCAAACCGACTCCCAAGAACGACCCAAAGATTTTTGTAGCTCAAAAACCTCATCTGCCATGCCGATCAACTCTTTCCAATCCAATACGCCTTTTGTGATCTTTGTAGATCCTATTGATTTGCGCGTCTTCACATACTTTTCTACACGCTTCACGTATCTCTTTTGTGCGTCACGTAGGTATCCATAAACAGCGCGCTGGATTTGCCGCTCTGCGGGTGCTTGCTTTCGCTCAACCCAATCGAGCCACAACAAAGATCGGTTATCTGGAATTTTTTTTTTATCACTCTTGTGTATTGCGCCAATCAAAACCTCCATCGCCCGCACGTTTTGCCCTTCCTCATCACCAACATCTTGCGCAGGTGTTTCGCGCTCATCTTGTGGAATTATTGGCGCATCCTCCATCGATTCATAAAGGTATGCGTCAGCGGGATCCATGCCGTTAAGGATATGCTTGGTAATGCGATCAAGTTGTGCATT